GCCTGAATAAGTTAAAGCCAATGTTCCTGAAGTTGTAATAGGACTGCCTGAAACACTTAAAAACGCTGGGACTGTTGCGGCAACAGATGTAACTGTTCCCAATGGGTTTGTAGCCCAAGAAGTATCTGTTCCATCAGTAGTTAAGTATTTACCGCTATTACCAGTTTGGCTTGGAGCAAGAGCATTAAATCCACCATTAGCAGTAGATGCACCAGTTCCACCGTTAGCTACAGGAACAGTTCCTACTAATTGATGGTCTGCGTTCCAATCGCTAGGGCGAACAACGGATGTGTCATCTCCGTCAGGTATTGTTGAAACCTTACTATGCTTGACTGTAATAGCCATTATTGAACTCCGATTATTTTACCGTCTTGTCCCCGTACTACCTGTTTAGGTCTGTTATGGTTTTCATTGATGGTATTTACCAAGTCACCCAATGCCAAAGTCATTTGCTGATTGCTTTGTTGAATAGCATTGGCAATAGGTTGTAATGGGTGTTCCATTGATCTAGCCATATCTTCTTCTGTGAAATAAGCCTGTTCACCGTTAGATTCATCAGCACCAATACGGGCTACTTCAATCTTAGCCCCGTTGTTAATGTGTGCTAACAAGACTTGAGTATTACGCTCGGTATTCATCTTCATCTGAGCGACTTTCATTTCCATTTCACGATCCATCATATTACGCTGTTCTTCAAGTTGGAATTTAAGCTGATTTTCTTGGGCTTGATACTCTTGCTTGGCCTTCTCCAAGTCCATCTGCATCTGCATCTTCTGTTGCTCAAGTTGCATTTGCATCTGCATTTCAGCTTGTTTAGCTTGAGATTGGGCTTGCATCTTAGCCTGTTCCATCTGACCTTGCATCTGTAACTTCTGCATTTCAGGGCTAGGTGGCTTGGGTTGACCTTCCATTTGTTTCTGTTGCTGACGGAACTTATCGGCTGTTTCGTCAATCAAACCTTCTAATCCTTTACCAGCTTTAAACGCTGTTACACCAAATTTGAGCATTTCAATCAGCATTGGAGTGAGTTCAGGGCTTGCAGTAGCCGCAGGTAAGGCTTGGCTTAAGAATCCACCCATAGCCTGTAAGAACTCCATGCGGTCTTGCTTTTCCTGTTGCTCATCCTGATAAATCATGGAATCTGTAGTCACTTCGATACGGAAGTTCTTAGCAGGTTCGTCTTTCAGGAGTTGTAATGCTTGCGGTATAAGCTGTTGATCCTGTGGGGATAACTGCATTGCACCGCTAATCTTAACAATGGTGTCATCGGTAAAGTGCTGGCAAATAATCTGTGCTTTAATCTGCAATATGGCTGTAGCAAAGTTCACTACATCGTGTTGCATAGTCTTTAAACGCCCTGAAGCGTTGTTTGACTTAATAATCTGAGCACCTAGAGTTTCATTAGGATCGGTCTGACCACGCTGAATATCAGCAATACCCATGATTTCATAGATTTGACCTTTAACTTGCTCCATAGCCTGATAAGCCATGTTCAAACCTTCGGCAATCGGCTTAATGTCTACAAGGTTAATAGCCCCTACAAGTCCACCCTTTTCACTAAATGCTGCATAGTTCTTAACTGGTAACAGGGCATTGTTTTCACCCTCAGAGAATAAACGGGCAAGAGATGGCTCAGAAGCGTCATATACGCCCCGAACCTTAAGTGCTTGGATGAATCCATCAATACGGTCTGCCAGCGTGTCTAGCTGTCTAGCTTGGTCTTGGTATAAAACAAAGTCAGGAACAGGAACTAGGCTGTCTGTCGTAAGCGTGGAAAACATTGGCTTAGGACATGGCCAAAAGTTTTCAAGTTGTAATGGATCATCACGGGTGTCAAGAATCTTGCCCATTGACTTAGATAGCCAAAGAACTTGACCGCTGGTCTTATCCCAAATCTCATAAATAACAGCTTCGTGTGAGCCTTCGCCCATCTTTTCAGCAAAAGTTTTAGAACTTTCAGGCTTGGTATCAAGCGGAATCTTACCGCCTAAATCTTCACCAAATCGTTCAACAAGGGCAGGTCTGCCCATATAGACTTTACGCCATACCGCTGTGACTTCTTCCCATGTACGGGCAACGGTTAAACCAAAGTCACGCCAATGAACATAATCTACTGGAGCACATTCGTACTCAATACGCTCTTGGTTCTCACGATGGATGCCACCTTCAGTTTCAGCTTCATCAATATCTTCTGTAATCTGATAGCCGTCATCAGGAGCACCCTCGCCTTCACCGCCAGCTTCACCAGTAATGTGTGGTTCATATCGAACCCAAGATGTTCCACGACCACCAAGTAGACGGTCTTGAACGGCTTGCTTCATGGCACTAGCATAGTCACCATAATGCTCAATTTCATACTCTAATGCTCGTTCTAGCATCATTGAAGCTACACGCCCAATAGGGTCATTGTCCCTAAATCTGCGTGAAACATCAGGGCGTGGCAGTCTTGCGAATACCGCTGGGGTTATGGTTTGGACATTAGACCAAAGGATATTGAACTTAGCGTTAGGATTGTTTCTACTGCGTTGGTCATCACGATACCGTTTAACGATCTTGTCTGAACGACCTTCCCATTCCTTGAATGTACGCTCGTACTGGGCAATGCAGTTATACCAATCTTGGTATGTGTGATCCATATAAATCCTTAAGAGAAGTTGCCTACAGCCAATACGGTTGCACCAGCACCAGTAGTAATCTTCCAAGCACCGTTTACTGATACAGCGTTGATTTCAACGGTATATACGCCAATTGGAGTGTTTGCGGCAGTCAAAGCATAAGATGTTGAACCATCAATTAGGGCTACAGTTCCAGTTAAAGCTGTGCCTACAGTAATGATTACACGCATTAGGGTGTCACCAGCAGCCCCTGTTACGCCTAAAACTTGGGCAGTTTGTGATGCGGCTACGGTTTCGTAAAATGTACCAAATGGTTGATTAACGCCTGACATGATTAAATCCTTCTAATGGTTGATTTGGGGGTTTGTTTCCATAATTCATCTAGGCTTACATCCGTTTGCCCGACATGAAGTCCTTTAATACGGTTATCTTTGAGGATAGGGCTGTCCTCATCTTTCCATACAATGCTGAGATAACGCATTGCGTCTGCCGAATGGCTTGTCCAATCGTGCTTCGGGCGATCTCTAAATACTTTTTTATCATCATCCCACTCCCGTTGATATTGACGCAAACATTCAATTAATTCTTCACATCTATTATCAAACCAAGTGCGAGTTAATGCAAGTCGTGTTGCTTGTATTCCATCCTGAATTGACAAGTTTGGAACAATTTTTAGATGTTTTATGTCAATTTTTGTCGAAATTTGTTCGATTATGCTCTTACCTTCACTTGCCATAGTTTTTGCTTTAGCGTCATGGGGTAGGTAATGATAGCCATATTTGTACCCAAATTCATTTTCTTTTTGTTGCAATAATCCTGTGTAATACGGCACAGCTTGACCATTGCTAGAGTGGTGATCCAGTATCCGTATCTCACCGTAAACGACTTGAAACCAAATAATAGCCGTACTGTCATTGAAACCCAAGTCCCAAGCAGTATGGCAAGGAAACATAGGGTCATAGTCAACCTCAGTAATACGCTCCATATCCGTAATCCTACGCATTTCCTGACCATAGTAAGCACCAAGAATGGCGGCTTCAAATGAGCATAAAAACTCTTGTTCGTATTGGTTGTCAGACATAGTAGCTTGTGCATCTATCAATTCAGCGTCAGGCAATAGACCTGATTGGTCGGCTCTTAGCGTCTTGACATACCAGCCATCATTCTTTTGGGCATTGTTGTAGATGTCATAGAACGCATTATGACCCTTTGGAGTGCCAATAAAGGTAGCCCAGCCTTGTCTATCAGTAAGTAATGGCCTCACAATCTCGCCCCATAGACGGGGTTTCATATCAGCATATTCGTCTAATACCACGCCATCAAGATAAAGACCACGCAAAGCGTCAGGGTTATCAGCACCAAACAATCTAATTTTTGCTCCGTTGACAAGTTCTACCCACAATTCTGATTGATTAGCCTTAACAATGGCTGGTTCTGCAAACTTTAAAAGGTAATCCCAAGCAATGTTTTTAGCTTGTGCGTAATACGGGGCAATATAGGCATATCGGGCGTTTTCTTTCTTTTCCATGACTGCCCTACGGATTGTGTCGGCAATCGTAGCCACCGTTTTTCCTGCTCGCCTGTGGCAAACCAGCACAGCCCAGCGTTGATCCCGTCTATGGAAGTCTAAGAACGCATCCCGTGCCTTATACGGGTATTCGTATCTTTTAACTAACTCTTTCAATCTAGGAACTTGTGTTCATGGATGATCTTAACTGGCTGTTCTTCATCGCCTGAATGTTCAGTTCTTGCCAATTTGGGCAAATGGTATTCCATGACGCTTTGCAACATACCAAAAGCCTTTTCAGGATTAGGCAAAACAATGAATTTATCGTCATCGTTTTTAACGCCCTCTGCAACCTGTTCTAGCCACTTTTGCATACTAGGTGCATTACCATCAACAAACCGAGCAATAGCTTCTCTAGCTTGGCTAGTGGCTTTATTAACTGCTCCTGCTTTACGCCCTACATTTAAGTTGGGGTGTTCGCTATTTTTCGCTTGTTTGTCGGGCATACCTTATCCAAGTGGTTGATTAAGATAAGTTAATTTTACTCTAATTTGTCGATTTGTTGTTGTATTAGCTTTTTACGGGTAGGTATGCCGTTTTCTTCTAATATTTTTACTGTGGATGGGTCAAATACTACAAAGTTAGAAGTACCACCAGTTTTTCGACTACCTTCATCTAAATAGCGTATACCCTTAAATCCTGATTCTTCCATAATTTTAGAAAGTTGTGCAGGGTCTTTATAAACTTTAGTCAATTCATAATACAAGTCTTGACCATCAAAAAATTTATCTTGCAAAGCTCTTTCAATTGCTTTATCAAATCCTTTGGGTAAATCTGTTCTAGCACTTAAATTTTGAATTGCTTGCTGCACATTTGTTTGCTGACTTAGCGGCTTATCCCAATCAAGCATATTAGAAATGTATTCATCAGGTATATCTACTTTGTATAGGTTGCCTATATTTGGCGGTGGATTTTCTTTAAATCTTGCCAAATCCATTTTCATGTCAGCTACTTTGTTATACCAGCCCATATCATTGGCTTTTAAAGCATCTTTCATTTGGCGGTCTAATCTTTGCCCTA